AATTGTTATTTCTGAAATTGCACCATTGCCAACAGCCCCTTTACCATGCATCCCAATTCCAGGAAGTAATCTTGGGTCAATTGTCCAGTCTTGCGTAAATCCAACAAAGAAAGTTACATTGTCAGGATCGTTATCTGGGCGAGGCTTAAATAAAGCTGTTGCGTCTATTATATTTTTTACAGGATTTAACTGTGGCTGTTTAGGATCAAACTCTTCAGGCTCAACGCGCAAATTATTCCAAGTAGTTTTAAGGTCTTTATATCTAACCTTAAACCCACTTATGTCGCTCATGGCATTTGATTTTTTACCTGATGCGTATCTCGCCATTATCCTAAGTTCAATCCTGTTGGGTAAATTCTTAAACTAACACCGTCATTATCCGCTGATTCAGCTAAGTCAAATGATTTCTGATATACACTTTCTAGCATTTGAAATTTATCAGGTGCATATTTTAAAGCCAACTTACTAGCCAATCCTGCACATATACAGTCTGACCAACGATACGGTACATCCGCATCTTGGAACGATGCCGTTATGTCTTCTATCTGATTAACTGCCCAATAACTCAGGCTGTATGTAGTTACGTCAGGGATCTGCCAAATATAAATTTGTGGTGTATATTGTTTATCCAACATATATTGATTTGGCTTTCCCGAACTTGTCTTGTTGGGAATCTGATTGTAATCCGAAATTGATATTCTGTCTATTGCTTGATCTGCCGTGTCAGTTCCTGCACTATCTCTTACAACTACATCAATAAGGTCTATTGTTCCAACTGGTAAGGTATATGGAGTAGATTGGTCTTTAACCAAAGTCAAAGTTAAATTCGTGACTGTCCAATAGTTTATACCACGATTAGACCACTCAGAAAATAACAAGTTCAAACTCCTCCTTGCGGAAGAAGCCTGATCACCTGTTCTCGTTTGAGGATCTATACCACAACGCTCGTAAGCCTCAGTTATAATTTCCTCGACATCGGGTCTATATGCTTTTGAATCTGAAGTTGCCATTAATAATCTTTAGATGCCCTAATAACAATCTGATAAGCATCGCCTGCCGCGCCTGCTCCTGTTGTTGTGAATTTAATATCGCCTGTTCCATTAGTTCCGTAAGTGCTACTGCTTGGCAGACCTCCGAAGATAGTAAAGTCTTGGTATCCGCTTTGACCTTCGTCAAGGTGAAGAACTATAATATCTGTATCTGCGTCAGCTAGAACCTCAACAGTCATAGCGTTTATTACCCACCAACATTCTAAAACACGAATGCCTGTACAAGTATCGCCATTAGCACTAGTACCTAAACCAGAGACATCTATTTTGGAAACGGCACTTTCATTACCACCATCAACATATTGATATTGAAAAGCAAAAGTAACTTCTCTGGTGCTTTCACTGATTTTTGTTACAGTTGTAATATCAGCCATTATTTACTCCTTTATAAAAGTGGCAGGAGTTTCCCCCTGCCTAATTAATATTACTCAAAAGGTGTGGCTAATGTAGCATCACCAAGTAAATATGCCGCGCAGTGCCAACGAGTAGCTGACTGAGCAGTTAATTTTATCAGACCACCAGAGAGCCAACCTTGCTCTACTGCTCCCAAATCAATAGTATCATCGTTACTTTGATCTGGTATGAAAGTGTTGGTGTCACCAGCAGTTGCTGGATCAGACAATATAGCAAAACCAGAATACAAGTCGGCTGTAGCACCTGTATTAATCTGTCCTGCACCTGTGAATGTTGTGCCAACGATGAAGTTATACTGCTCGCCACTTGCGGCCGCTGTTAACTCAGGAAGAGTAACTACAATTCCTGCCGCTCTTGAAAAGATAAAAGTAGTTCCAGACTGTGCCGCTGTTACTGCGTATGTTGCAGTTGTAATAGTAACTACAGGTGCTTTAGATGTCAAAGTTCCTGTTAGAGTTGTATTACCAGTAACTGCAAGAGTTCCACCGACAGAGGCATTCTCAGAATATGTTGAATTAGTTGTTACGTTTCCGACTGAATCTTTAGTGATGTCAGAGAAACCAGAAGTGGAACGCACTGTTCCATTAAATGTTGTATTAGCCATGTAAATCTCCTTATCTTGGCAAATGTCAATCACATCATGTGATTGTTAAGGTATGAAGGAGGGCGAACCCTCCTTCAAATTATTATATTACGCTCCTTGAGAACCAAAAACGCCACGCCAGTCAGTCCAACCGAAAGAGTATCTCTCACGAACTTTATAACGAACATTTCCAGTTTCGAAGTCACCTTCCATGCCTTTTTTCATAGGCGATCTTTGGAACATCTTCAGTCCATCTGGGACATCAGTTGTCACAAACCATCCATCAGAGTCTGTCAATCGACGCATAACGTGTGAACCACCAGGTAAGTACCCGTTGTTTTTCATCGCGTTAATAGCGTTGTTTGCTGTGTCGTTTTGAAGATTGGACTGTAGGATACGATCCGCAACAAAAGTATAAGCAGTTGGAATTACCAACGTCTTACCTTGTGCCGCAATTCTAAGCCCACGATCATCTTTCATATCAGCAATATTGATAAGAATTGACTCAAGTGATGTTTCAGACAAATCAGCCGCTGTACCTAACACATTAGACTGAGTACCAATGCGAGATGGGTGTGATGCACTTAAAAGTACAATCCCGTCACCGCCTGTGTATCCTGCCGTTTGTGAAAAGTTAAGGACGTTAGCCGCTTTTAGCTCCTTAGTGGAAGCCATAGAACGGGCTAGTGCCTTAGTGTAACGTGAAGCAAGACTTCCATATTGGCCGTCCTCTTCGGCTTCTTCCGTAATAGCGAAAGCCAAAGCGATTGTTTCATGCTGATAGCGTGCTGTCCATTGCTGTCCAGCGTCATCGTATGATATTGAGCTACCCTCATTTTTGGTAGGCGCATTTCCAAAACCTTGTAATAACACATCTTCTTCAAATGCTTTACTACTTGTGTTGCTGGAAAAAACGTCTGTCCACTCAGGGGGATAACTATCGTACTCTAAGCCAAACAAGGTATTAAGACCTGGTTCTAGCATTTTAGCAAAACTTGCTCTATTCATAGCCATTTTCTATACCCTTTCTATATGCCTGCGCCATCTTTTAGAAGGTGCTCATTAATTATGACCTCCATGACAGCATTCGCACCAAAAGCATTTTCTGGTGCATCGTAAAGAGCCATGATCTTACAGGAAGCTGTACCTGCGGCCATAGTTCCACTAATTTCAAATCCAGATTGACCTGTTGTGGTCGAACCTGCGCCAGCCACGACATCGGCATTATTACCAATGTTAGTCTGTGCAGGAGTTCCTGCGGATTGAACTTTGAATACAGTGTACGGATCGTCATAGATATAAATAATTATATCTGTGGCGGCTGTGCCTGAAGGCCAGTAGTCACTGTAAACGTATGAGCCATCACTTGCTGTGTAACTTACACCATTAAACACACCGATGTTATTAACTTCGGTTGCTGTGTGTGGAGTAATAAGCCCTGTAGAAATAATTATACAAAGGTCACCTTTGAAGATGTTCTCTGCTAATTCACTTGCACAAGTGTACTTATTAGTCCGTGGTGCGTTACCGCTCATGTGGCGAGTCGGGACAAACCCGAATGCGGCATCTGCATTAGCCATATTTTCGCTCCTTTAGCGTTAAGTTTTAATCATCCATAGCAGACAGTTGTCTGCCACGGCTCGGAGTAGACTTCCTCTCTTGAAAGATCGGTTGTCCGTTGTTTCGTCCTAACACATCAAGCTCTCCTGCAACTGATTCGTTTTGCTCATTGTTCCTGCCTTCGTAATAATCTTTTTGAGATTGTCTTACTTCAACAGGCATTTCGCAAAGCAACATACCTTCAATTCCAATTGAACCTGCCCACTGGCCGTGATTGATAGTCGGAAACAACTTGTCATTCTTAACGGTGTCTGCGGGGCGTGGTTGCCATCCTTCACGCATACGTTTGTATACATTATCTGGCGTTTCCCTACCCTGAATCGAAGTAGCTATCCATCGTTGAACATATCCTGGACGAGCTTTTGGAGCATCCAACAATGATGGTGGTGACCAAGAAGTATCAGGGCGATCTTGCCCTTCACGCTTGGAGTTTACAGTTTCGCTTGCACGAACGTTTCTTGACTCAGTCATAATTTAGCTCCTTTTCGCTTTTCTGATTTCGGACTCATATATTTTAAGACCTTCCTCTGTGTTAATTCCAAGCTCTCTAGCCATACTAAGTTCATCTTTCGTAACGCGAACTCTGTTGCTGTCTTTGTAATTAGGAGAGCCGCCTGTAGTTGGCGCAACGGGAGTTCTACTTTTTACTCTCGGTTTACTAGGACTTGTATTTGATATTAGGCCAGGAAATGTTTGAAGTAAACGATTATTTAATTCATCGAAATATTCTTTTGTATTCATGTCATGGCCTTCGTTCTCTAATGCGGCATCAATTAGCCTTGCAGCCTTTGTTTCTTTCTCATATCCCTCGACTTCAAACCAAGTTTCATTTTGTTTCCACCAAGCCATTGCTTGTGGTGGAGTTGGTGCTGGTTGCCGTGGTTGAGGTCTTGCTTGCTGTGGCGGTCTTGCTTGCTGATTATTTTTTTGATATTCTGCGACGCGAGCTATTGCAGCTAAATTGGCTAATTTTTCATTTTGCGCGACTACAGCTTCAGTGTCTCCTTCTTCAATAGCATTGTGAAGATCTATTTTAGTTTGAGAGTAAACCTGATTAAAATTTGCTTGGTCGCTCTTTACAGAGTCTTGCTCTAAACGTGCGAGCCTAGCCTCTAATTGAGAATTGCGTTCAATTGCTATCTTTAAATCATCTTCTCTTCTATTTCTGTCAGCAACTAATTTCTTAATTCTTTTCTCAACTGCTGGTGACCTTTTTCCTTTAGGGTCTTCTGGGGCAGCTGCAGCCTCTTCTTCGACAATATCATCGACCTCCTCCTGAGGGTCGTTTGTTATTTCAATTTCAAATTCTTCAGAACTGCCTTGTGCTTTTTTAATTTCTTCTTCAATTTCTTCGATTGCATTTTCATTACTCATGGTTGCGACCTCCAAGTCTACGCTAGATATGCGGAGATTTTAGCACCTTCAGGGATGATCGATGTTAATTCATCGTCATTCAGCAGAAGGAACTTAACTCCATTGATTACAATTTTCTGACCGGCATACTTTCCATATGTCACACGATCATTAACTTTTGGACTTAACGTCTTCCAAGCTTCTCCCGTGTCACGATCTTTATATGCTAAGTCACCCACAGCTGCAATTCTGCCATGAGCAGTCAGATACTCTTCGTTGTCTTTTGAAATAGGGGCGAGAAATAAACCGCCCTTTGTTTTCATATTTACTTGATTTGGTTGAATTAGAATTTTCCAATTTAACGGCTTTGGAAGTTCTTTTATAGTTACTGAGCTCTCTGATTCCTCGTCTTTCCAAACGGCAATCGATACATCATGTTGATGAGACATGTTATTCATCCTCTTCGTTAAAGTTTTTTAATGTTTTATCGATGATATCAGAAGATCTTTGTAAACCTTCCGCAACACCAACGTCTCTTTGGTATGATTCAAAATCAGTTTCCCGACCTAAAACCATTTTCTCAGCTATCTCTAGCCGCTCTTTCTCCAGATTGTCTTTTATCTTCTGAAGCAGATCTGTTACCGTCATCCTTTACCTTTCCAGACATAGAAACGCCTTTGACGTATACTGTTACATCTTTAGTCATTTAGTAACCTTTCTTTTTTCCGCCTTTTTTCTTTCCGCCTTTTTTCACTTTAATCTCCTTTTTGTTTCTGGGCTTCATTAACTTCCCAAAGGATGCCCTATTCAACGCCATTGGGAATCTCGCTTAATGCTCCAGAG